GGTGTTTGAATACATGACGGGGCTTATCGAGCAGAAACACGACTACAAAACCCTGGTAATCGACACAGCGGATTGGCTTGAGAAGCTGATTTGGGCAAAGGTATGCAAAGATGCAAACCAGGACAATATCGAGGGATTTGGCTACGGCCGCGGATATACCATCGCCATGACCCAATGGGACCGGTTCTTTAATGGCCTGGAAGTCTTGCGTGACAAGGGTATGGCGATTGTAATCCTCGCTCATAACGAGATAAAGGCTTACAACCCACCCGATGCCGACCCCTACGATAGATACCAAATAAAACTTCATAAGCACGCTGCAACGAAATTGGAAGAATGGGCCGATGTGGTCCTGTTTGCTAATTTCAAGGTGTATGTGAATACGGAGAAGGGCAAGGGTAAAGCCGCGTTATCGGCACCAGAGCGGGTAATACATACCTCAAACTGTCCAGCATGGAAGGCGAAGACCCGGTACAACTTGCCGGAAACATTGGAAATGGATTTCAATAAACTCATGGAGGGAATTAAAAATGGCTGATTTATCAGGAGCGAATTTAGACCCGAACGTGGAAGAAAACACCGGAGGATTTACGGTTGTACCGGAAGGAAAGTATCAGGTCGTCATCGTAGGCGATAGCCTGAAGGACACGAAAGCAGGCACCGGCAAAATCCTGGAACTCAAGGTTCAAATCGTGGACGGCGAACACCGAGGAACAACGGTCATCGACCGGCTTAATATCATCAACCAATCGGATGTTGCTCAGAAGATCGGGCAGGGTCAGTTGAAACGCATCTGTAACCTGTGCGGAGCGGATTACCCGCCGTCAGATACGAGTGGGCTGATTGGTAAGCCCATGCAAGCCACGGTGAAAATCGAAGAGTTCACGAGCAACAACACCGGGAATCTACTTAAGAGCAACAAGATTTCCGGATACAATCCTGTCCCTACTGCCCCTGAAGGAACTAAAACAGGATGGTAGATTTATCCAAAGTGCTTGGCCAGGACTCCCCTGGTCAGGCGGTGGAGGCATGGTACGAGGCGAATCAGGAATCGCGCCTCCACCTGGGCCTGTCCGAAATTGGCCATGAATGTCCACGATATTTATGGTATCGACACAATGGATATAAACAACAACCGATTGACGGCAGGACGTTACGCCTGTTTCAGGTAGGGAACAACATCGAGGACCAGGCGATCTTTGATCTGATGAAAGCAGGGTATGCCGTTACTGATAACCAGAAAGAAGTTGTGTTTGACCATAACGGGATCTTCCTAAAAGGCCACATTGACGGGATAATCACCGGGCTTCTGGAATCTAAGAAGCCTCATTTGTGGGAGTGCAAGAGCGCGAATGACAAGAGTTTCAAGAAGCTCCTGAAGTCTGGCTATGAAGAATGGAACTCGGGTTATCGCGCTCAAATCCATGTGTACGCCTTGGGGTTAGGGTTAGACAATATCTGCGTGTGGGTGGAGCATAAAGATACCTCAACAATTTATACCGAACGGATCAAATTAGATAAGGAATACGCTGTGAACATCCTGCAATCAGCGTTTGATGCGATTCAGCAGGAAGCACCACCGGAACGCAAGTGCCCATCTCAATCATGGTACGCTGCAAAGTGGTGCAAGTTTGCTGATGTATGTTGGAATTAACCTCCAAACGGGCAACGGCCCTGGCAGGTCAGAGTTAGCGGGGATAAGCGGATAGAAGCTAAAACGTCAAACAATTTTATATAAGGAGTGAATCAAATGGGTCCGTAGATTAAATCTCGTCTGGTAGCCAAGTTCTATTTCATCACATGCCATAGGATACGATGGTGTTACATCAATAAGCCAAAAAGCTAAAAACTCAAAGGAGATAAGCACAATGGCGAAGAAAGAAGCAGTAAGTTACACGATTAAAGTTATAGGCGAAGCAGAAAGCCCCTTCAGGGGAGCAGTTCCAGAAAGTATTGACAGCCTGATTGAAAAACCATCGAAAAACGTAGCTGATTTGATCTTCAGCGCAGTAAAGGCACAGGTCGAAATGTGTACCCAAGCTGGGGATGTCAAAGGTGCATGGGAAGCTATTAAGAAGTATCAGTCTGAACAGTTCCAGTATTCATGCCCGCTCAATACCTTTAAAAGAGACAAGCAGAACGGCAACCAACCCTACCAGGGTGCCCACACGGTCTTTGGTGCCTTCAGGGATGGTGCGAGGTTCGTGTTCCCCGAGTATTTCTATGAGAAAGGGGCTGTTGGCGGCACCAAACGCCCCTCCAAGACTCACTTGCGAAAGTTCGTGATCATTCGCCCCAATCATATCTTTTTTTATCGCCCCGACCTCGATGGTTCTGTAATTACGGAGCCTGACGAGGTTGAAGGGCAGCAACCTGTGGGGGATGTGAAGGGGTTCGCCAGGTATGAAGTCATTAACGGGCCGTTTCAGTTCCAATTTCAGATGAGCATAAATCCCAGGGGCATGTATGAGAAATTCCTGACCAACCAGGATAAGGTGTTGGATGCTTTGCGTCAGGGGGTAAACCATGGCCTTGGTGCAGGTAGAAGCGCTGGATACGGGATGTGGAAGATTGTAAGTACGGAGATTGTATCGTGATATACGATTGGGCAAGATGTGGTGGAATCCGATTAACACTATGGTATCGTTCAACACCGTGGCGTACCGTGGAATTCAATCCTGTTTATTTGTTTTAGTGTGATCCGATTTCATTCTATCATTTTTGATTAGATTTGATTATTTGTTCAGTTCATTGGCTTATCGTAGCAAATGGTCCTATTCCATTAATTCGTTCCTGTGCTGTTTTGTTCAATCGGTTCCATTGGGGTTTCATCAAATGGATAGTATTTGGTTTCGTGGCTTAGAATTAAATCATATAATGTTGCGTCCGATGCTTCCGTTCCATTTAGATTCATTGGTATTCCATAGAATGGGGTTCATGTTTTCGTTGTTTTGGGTATCGAATGATCCATTACGATGCCATTCGATAAAATGCACATCAAGTTTTATCGCTTAGAATGTTGTTGCTTGGGATCTTTTAACATCGCGTAAATAGGAGAAACAAATGCTTACACAAAATCAAATAATGCTTCACCGATGTAAGCAACTACTCAAGAAAGGGGGAGACATGACAGAATTACAGAGTTTTTTATTAGATACCATGAAGGATGTTCGAGACGGCACTTGCCCAACTGAGACTGCGAAAGCGATTCATCTCACAGGACATCGTGTTGTCATGGACAAGTTTGCTGAGTGTAAAAAGGTTGACCGTGGGATGCAGGATGTTGAAGAAGCCATGGAAGCCATGAGAGATGTTTAACAGTTTAACACGCGGATAAAACTAAAACGTCAAAATCTAAAAGGAGGTTCATTTTTATAGTTTTTGAGTTTTGCAATTAGAGAACTCAGGGTAATCCCGCCTGGGCGGCGAAACGGGAATTATATGTCGGGGCAGCACCGGCACGGACTGAGCAGACCGGACACTTGCTCCTTTTAAGTCGGGCGCTGGGTTCGTGATTGTCCCAGCGTCCAAAAGGGAGAGAGGATAATGGGACAAAACTTAAAGTCATGGCAGAAATACACGAAGACGTTATCCAATGAGGATTATCTCTCAGCGTCATCATACATGATCGGAGCCATGTGCCAGGAATTAACACAGAAGCAACTTGGCGCGTGTTTAAAATCCGTTAAAGAAATTATTCGGGAGGGGAAATAATGGGAACAGTGAGCGAAGGGCTGTACTTGCCAGATGATATAAATTGGAAGGCTAGGGCTAACGTGAAGGCCTGGGACATGGCGAACCGTGAAATACCCACCGAGCTTCATGCTAAGAAGAAAGACGGTCCTGCTATTTCGGGCGTAATCTTCGCGGTAATGATGGCGGTGGTGTTGGTGGCTACTTATAAGCTCTATTTCTAATAAATAAACCACCTTGACAAATCCACCGTTAGTCTGCTATAAAGGATACGTCATGAAAGAAATCAATCTAAAATACCAAGTGCCATACCCGGTGAAAAGAATGCAAGTTTTCTTTCATGACAGCCGGGTGTGGCATTTTTATTTTGGAGGGCTGTAATGGGTAAATTTATTGATTTAACTGGGCAGAGGTTTGAAAAGTGGACAGTCATAAAACGTGGTAAAAATTCAAATAGTGGTAGTACTAGGTGGGAATGCGTTTGTGATTGTGGTGAAACAGCATTGGTGGTAGGCAGTAGCCTAAAAGTTGGAAAATCAAAATCATGTGGTTGTTTATACGGAGAACGTGCATCCCATGGTCGAAAGATACATGGAATGTCAAAAACAAAAATGTACAAGAATTGGACCAGCATAAAAACACGATGTAGCAATCAAAAAATAAAAGCGTATAAGAACTATGGCGGAAGGGGCGTAACCGTTTGTCCCAGATGGGAAAATAGCTTCAAGAACTTCTTAGAAGACATGGGGTATCCACCTAAAGGAACAACGATTGACCGCATAGACAACAACAAAGGGTATTCTCCTGAAAATTGTAGATGGGCTACATGGAAAGAGCAAGCCAACAACAGAAGAGCGCATTCGCGTCAAAAATGGTTTACAGCGGAGCATCCTAAGCACCCGTTCACTGTAATGTGTAATAACCAGCATAAGTTTGGAAGAGATTGGGATGTTTGCCCATCGACGGTATCTCAATGTTTATTGGGGAAGGCTTCAAGCTCAAAAGGATGGACATTTTCAGAAATAAGGGGGTGATTCAAATTTGCTACGGAATGGGGTGCCGTTGGGAAAACCACATGGGGGAATGCCGAAAGCCGAGAAACGGTGTTTGCCTGGATGGCTTCGAGACGGAAGAGGAGTATCTTGCCGCCGAGCAAGCAGCCGAGGATAAGGCCGATGATTACGCTGATTTCAAATATGAGCAAATGAATGACAGGGAGATGAAAGGCTATGAGAACCTTTGAGCATTTTCCAAAAGAGAGCCTGTGTAAGGTATGCAAAACCAATGAGGATAGGCCCTGCATCCTGGTCCCTATATCTGGAACAGGGGATGGACGTATATCTGAGGCTACCCCTATCCATGAGGACTGCATTAAGCTCACATGGCAACCTGATTTAGATGTCTTGATACAGAGGTGCTGGCCATGAGCAATTACCCCGAAGATTATGAAGGCAGCATCGCAGCCCCCAAATCCAATCACCCAGAGAAAGCCAATTTCCGTAGCTGGACGGACTGGGAAGAATGCCAGGAAGCCAGGCTTAGGCGGTGGATAGGAGATGCTCTTTTTGAATATTTGGATAAAATCGACAAAGGAGAAGACGAGTATTGAGCAAACTAATAATAGACGAAATCAAATACCGACAGGAAGCCGATAGCTGCGGTGCCCCCGACATCGATCAGATGATCACCGTCGAGTTCGATAGCGCCGGCGCCGGGTACTTCTACCGGCTGATAACCGATGGGTGGTCTTTTGACGAGGACGCTACCGTGTTCTTTAAGCACCTGGCGAATGTTTGTGAGCGCAACGATAGGATTGAGGA